TATAATACTTACATCACAGCATTTAACTCTAACATGACTGTGAACGAATCCTTCCTGGATTCTGCTACTTTAAGAGAGAATGTAGTATCATTAGCACGTAATATAGGTTATGTACCACGCTCTCGTGCTGCTGCAAAGGCAGAGATATCATTTAGTGTACAAATTAACGATATTTTAACTTCAACGCTAGATCTAGAGGCAGGACTAGTCTGTGTAGGTAATACAAATGACACGAATTACATATTTTCAATTCCTGAAAGGGTAGTTACTACAGTTGATGCAAATCAAACTGCGACTTTTAGCAATATTACAGTATATCAAGGTTCATATCTTCAAAAATCCTTTGTTGTAGACGGTTCTTTAGACCAAAGATTCCTTTTAGATAATCCTTATATCGATTCTTCTACAATTGTAGTTAGAATTAGGGATTCTGTCAATGATATATCAGAAGGAAGGGAATATCAGGTTGCAGATAACATTTTAAATGTTAATAATTCGTCTGAAATCTATCTTTTACAAGAAGTTCAAGATGAAAAGTATGAATTACTCTTTGGAGATGGATATTTTGGTAAAAAATTAGAAAATGGTAACGTAATTGATGTTTCATACATCATTACAGATGGAAAAGATGGAAATGGTGCTGGTAGAAACAACACTTTTACATTTGCAGGTAAAATACTACAAAAAAATCCAGAAAATGTTTCAGATCCAGCATCACTTTCATTTAGTGCACCCTCTATTATAACAAATATAACATCACAAAATGGTTCTGAGATTGAAGATGTTGATTCTATTAAATATTTTGCCCCAAAAATATATTCTTCTCAATTTAGAGCAGTAACATCTAGAGATTATGAAACAATTGTAAAAAAAATATACCCAGATACCGAATCTGTTGCCGTTATTGGTGGAGAAGAGCTTGATCCACCAGAATTTGGAACTGTAACTATTAGTATAAAACCAAAAAATGGAACTTTTGTCTCTGATTTTAATAAATCTAGAATTTTATCTCAATTAAAGCAATATTCCATATCAGGAATTAATCAAAAAATAATTGATTTGAAGGTATTGTATGTAGAAATTGATTCTTCAGTATATTATAATGATACAAAAGTATCATCTGAGAATTCATTAAAATCATCTGTAACTAATGCTCTAACTTCATATTCAAATTCTTTAGAAATTAATAAATTTGGTGGTAGATTTAAATATAGTAAGATTCAACAAGTAATTGACAATTCAGATGTATCAATAACATCAAATATAACTAAAGTAAGAATTAGAAGAGATTTAAAAGTTGCATTTAACCAATTTGCACAATATGAATTGTGTTATGGTAATAGATTTCATGTAAATGCTGCAGGATATAATATAAAATCTAAAGGATTTTATATTTCTGGGATATCTAAACCAGTTTATATAACTGATGTTCCAAATGAAGACTTAAAAACTGGTATTATTTCTTTAGTGCAAGTTTTAGATACTGGAGAAATTTTTGTTACTTCAAAAGCTGCAGGTACAGTTGATTATATTAAAGGTGAAATTATGTTAGCAACTGTTAATATTACATCAACAGTGGATGGAAAGGATGTTGTAGAAATACAAGCAAATCCAGAATCTAATGATGTTGTTGGTTTGAGGGATATATATTTGAATTTTAGCATTTCTGAAAGTTCAATAAATATGGTAAGAGATGTTATTAGCTCAGGTGATGAAATAACAGGAACTTCCTTTGTTAGAGATTTTTATTCATCAAGTTACCTTAACGGAAAATTAATACGAGAGTAGTATGATAAGAACTGATTTTGAATCTAAAGTTAAGATTCAACAAATTATAGATAATCAACTTCCAAATTTTATTAGGGCTGAAAGTCCTAAAACAGTAGATTTTTTAAAACAATATTATATTTCTCAAGAGTATCAAGGTGGACCAGTTGATATTGTAGATAATTTAGACAAATATTTAAGTTTAGATAATTTAATCCCTGAAGTTATAGTTGATAGTACTGTAAGTGTAGGTATTGTTACTGCAGGAGATACTACAATAAGAGTTAATAGTACTAAAGGATTTCCTCAAGAATATGGATTATTAAAAATTGATGATGAGATAATTACATATACTAATATTTCATCTAAAGGATTTTCTTTTGAAGGATGTAAACGTGGATTTAGTGGTATTTCAAGTTATCATCAGGATTTAAATCCTGAAGAGTTACTATTTTCCAGTACATCAGCATCTGAACATTCTTCTGGTAGTTCTATACAAAACTTAAGCTCTTTATTTTTAAAAGAATTTTATAAAAAATTAAAATTTAATTTAGTTCCAGGATTAGAGGATCTAGATTTTACTCCTACTTTAAATGTTGGTAATTTTTTAAAGGAATCTAGATCTTTTTATGAATCTAAAGGAACAAACGAATCTTTTAGAATATTGTTCAATATACTTTATAATGAAACTCCTAAAATTATTAATTTAGAAGATTATTTAGTTAAACCATCAACTGCAGAATATATTCGACGTGAAGTTGTTGTTGCAGAAATTGTTAATGAAAGATCCCCTAATGAAGATCCTCCAAACCCCAAAAAACTAGTTGGTCAAACATTATTTAAGAGTTCTGATTTAAATACCAATGCTGCTATTTCAGAAGTAGAAACATTTACCAGAATTGGAGTTGCATTAACATCATCTCAACAATACTATAAAATTTCTCTTTTTATTGGACATGATGATAGTTCTTCTACTATTCAAGGTGATTTTAAAATTACACCATCAACAAGAGTTCTTGAAAATATCAATAAAGATGCATCTGTAATAACTGTAGATTCAACTATAGGATTTGGTCAAACAGGTACTTTAATATCTGGTAGTAATACTAATATTAATTACACAAATAAAAGTATTAATCAATTTTTTGGATGTACTGGAATTGATTATGGAATTAATTCTACTGATAATATACGTAATAATGATACATACTTTGGGTATGAAGATGGGGATACCACTAAAAAAGTAGAACTTAGATTAACTGGTGTTTTATCTAAATTTGAACAAGTATCTGATAATTTATCTGTAGATGAAGAAGAAATATTATCAGTTAAAAATCTTGGAGATTTGATTGAAAATCCTTCTAGTAATAAAACATATAAACAAATTTTTGCAAATTCTTGGATTTATAATACAAGTACAAGATATAGGATTAAAATAGAAGACTTTGAATTTGGCGAGGCAACTAATGAAATTAAGTTATTTGATAGTTATGACAGATCAAGTTTGAAACAAGGGGATGCAGTAGAAATAGTTGAAAGATCTTCGAATGTGATTGTACTTGGTGCAGATGGCTCTGTAGTTATAACTAAGGATGCTAAGAGTGGTGTTAATGATAAGGAAGTTAGGATTAGTTCTAAGTATATCCCTGTGTTAAACAAGGAATATGATTTAAGGAGAAAAATTAATACTGCGATTAGTAATAAAGCACCGTTAGAATATAATAATATTACGTCAGATATACAAAATCTTTATATTGAAAATGAAGAAACATTTTATGTAGCTTCAAATTCATTATTATCAGCAAGAGTTGATGGTAATGGTAATGAACGTGAATATCCATATTTAAGTTCAATTAATATTGATATTAATACAGTTTCTATTCCATTATCTCATGAAGGATTTGGATTGACTCAACAAATTTCTGGTGAAAGTGATAAATATGCTGCAATTAAATTTGAAAATAATGTTCCTTTTCAAGATGGAGATGAAATTTCTTATAAAACTTCAGGAGATCCCTATGATGGATTAGAAAACAATGGAATATATTTTGTGGGAGTTGATTCTAGTGATAGAACAGTAATTAAATTATATACATCTCCAACATTTATCGGTAGTTCTGATTATATAATACTAAAAGATGCAAATGCTGTACATGAGTTTACATTAACTTCTCAAAACTTTGAAAAAGTAGGAGCACAAAAATTACTTAAAAAATTTCCAGCAAATGTAGATATTTCTAAAGGAAAACAAACAAAAACAGTTACAGGAACAACTGGAATGTTGGTTAATGGTGTAGAAATCACCAATTATAAATCAAATGATAAAATATATTATGGTCCTATAGATTCAATAAATTTGTTGAATGGTGGTACTGATTATGATGTTATAAATTTACCAAAAATTGAAGTTGCTGCTGGATTTGGGGTAACTGCACTAATTCAACCCGTAATTCAAGGTACTATCGAAAAAGTTTTTGTTGATCAACAGGATTTTGATATTGATGAAGTTATATCGATTAATGTTACTGGTGGTAATGGAAATGCAGTTTTAAAACCAATAATTCAAAGAAGATCTAGAGATATTTCATTTAGTGGTTTATCTACAGTTGTTTTTGGAGGAGTAAGTCAAGGATATAATACTATTGAGTTTTTATCCAATCATTTGCTTGAAGTTGGGCAAGAAGTAATTTATAATTCTGGTGATAGTAAACCTGTTGCTGTAGGTATTGGAACATCAACATTGGTTGACAATGCAAGTTATTTTGTTGATATTATTGATGATAAAACAATTAAACTATATAATTCTTTTCAAGATGCAACTTCCAAAACAAATGTTATAGGATTAAACACTAGTAACGCTGGAGGTATTCATAAGTTTTTAACACTTCCAAATCAAAAATATGTTTCTAATATTAGTATACTTGATGGTGGATTATTTACGAATAAAAAATTAATTGTTAAATCAACTGGAATATCAACTCAATACAATAAAATTGCATTTAATAATCATGGATTTAATGATGGTGATAAAATTGTATATTCTACGACTGGAACTAAGATAACTGGATTAAATACATCAACTGGAATAACAACTACTACAAATCAATATCAAGTTATTAAAATCGATGATAATTCATTTAGACTTTCTGATGCTGGTGTTGGTGGAACTATAACATCAAATTATATATCAAAAAATTATATATCTTTTGATACAATCGGTACAGGATATCATAATTTCTCCTATCCAGATATTAAAGCTTCTTTAGAGTATATTCCTATTGGAGTTGGAACTAATATTAATATTAAAAAATCAGTTGAATTAACTCCTATTGTTAGAGGTAGTATTATTGATTGCTATCTTTATGAACCTGGAACAGGTTATGGATCTTCAATTGTAAATTTTGAAAAAACTCCCATTATTTCTATAAACAATGGTAAAAATGCTTCAATAAAACCTCATATAACAAATGGAAGGATAAATTCCGTTTCAATTTCATTTCATGGTAATGAATATTTTTCTATTCCTGATTTAAATGTGATAGATAACTCTGGTTCAGGAACTGGTGCAGAACTAAGACCTATAATTTCTGATGGAAGAATTAAAGAGGTTATAATTATTAATGCAGGAATTGGATATTCTTCTTCAGATACTTCAATAAATGTTGTTTCTTCAGGAAAAAATGCTGTTATATCAAATCAAATAAGATCATTAACTCTTGATAATAGAAATAAATTTGGTGATAGTTTATTATTAAATTCCAATGAAAATAATAATTTGCAATATAGTATTTGTGGGTATGGTCAAACATTAAGAAATTATTTTGGTGATAGTATAAATCTTCCTCATTCACCAATTATTGGATGGGCTTATGATGGAAATCCAATATATGGATCTTTCGGATATGCAGATCCAGGAATAGCATTAAATCCAACACGTATGCGTTCTGGATACACGTTAAATTCCTCTAAAGTTATTGATAGACCATTAGGTTTTGATGATGGTTCTTTTATTGAAGATTATGAATTTACAAACACAGGTGATTTAGATAGAAATAACGGTAGGTTTACAAAAACATTTGATTTCCCTGATGGTGTATATGCTTATTTTGCAACCATAAAAAGTGATTCTGATCAAAATATACCAGAATTTCCTTATTTTATTGGGGATTCTTATAGATCAGTTCCAGTTCTTCAAAATATCGACCAATTATATAATTTTGAAGAATCTAATTTTATAAGAAATACTTTTCCATATAAAATTTCTGAAAAAAACGCTGATAACGATTTTATAGTAGAAACTGACGAGATTTCAAAACAAAAAATTATAATGGAATCAGTTACATCTGGAAGTATTGATGAATTATCAATTATTTCTTCTGGTAATAATTATAAAATCAATAATAGTTTGTCTTTTGATGATACCAACACTGAAGGTACTGGATTAATATCAAGAGTTACCTCATTGAAAGGTAGAGATATTGTTGATATTAATACTACCACAACTACTTTTAATAATACGATACTTAATTGGGGAAATGCTAATAGTTTAAATTTTACAGTCTTACCATTCCATACTTTTGCAGATAAAGATATTATATCAATTTCTGGATTTGCATCCACATTATCTCAATTAAATGGAAATTACACTGTTGGTGTTACTTCTTATACAACATCTGGAATTTCTACAATATTACCATCATCAACTGTTGGATTTACCACTGAAATATACGTATCTTCAATTCCAGAATCAGTTTCAGTGGGAAGTAGTATTGGAATTGGTACTGAAACTTTACAAATATTAGAAATCTATAAAAATGCAAATAATATATTAAGGGTTCAAAGAGGAACTACAGGCCTTGCACACACAGTTCCCTTCACAGTATCATTTTTACCAGATACTTTTACAGTTAATAAATCTGTAGATTATTTTGAATCTAAAGTAAATGATATAGTTTATTTTAATCCAAAAGAATCTATAGGATTTGGAACTTTACCTGGAATTTCATCATCCGTAACCTTTGATCTTGGTATATCAACGATTATAAGAGATATTCCCACACAAAGAATTTACATAGAAAGTCATCCGTTTGTTGATAATCAACAAATAACATTAGTAAATGGTGGTCTAAGTAATATTAAATATAATGATGATCCTTCCAACAGTCAAAATGCTGATTTTGATTTACCATCAACACTCTTCGTTACAGATACAGGTAAAAATACTATCGGGATAAAAACAGGAGTTGGTGTTGGATACTCTGATGTATATTTTGTTAGTGGTGGTGTGGATGCAGATACATATAAATTTACAAGTAATTATGAACAAATACTTGTAGATGTAGAAAAAAATGTTGCAAAAGTTTCTGTTTCAACTTCACATAGTTTAGAGATGGGTGATGAAATTAGTTTATCTGTTAAACCAAATTTATCTGTTGGGATAGGAACAAGTTCTTTAGTCAAAATTCAACGAGATGAAGATACAGGATATACTTTAGTTAATCCTATAGGGTTCAATTCAACTGGAATTAATACAACAACAAATCAGATTAATATTCCATCTCATGGATTTGTAACTGGTAATAAAATTTTATACACTACTACTAATACAGTTCCTGAAGGGTTATCAATAAATGATTATTTCATTTATAAGGTTGATAAAAATAATTTTAAATTATGTAATACACGTAATGATGCTATTTCCAATCCACCTATTACAGTAAGTATTGCAAGTACTGGGGGAGAATCACAAACTATATTTTCAATTAATCCACAAATTGATGTAGTCAATAATAATAATTTAGTTTTTGATTTATCACACTCATCTTTACAGGATCATAAATTTAAATTTTATTATGATAATGATTTTAATAATGAATTTGTTTCTACAGCATCTACAGATTTTAATATAGTAGAGGTTGGAATACCTGGTGTTAGTGCTGATGCATCAATTACAATCAATTATGATACATCATTACCTAATAAATTATATTATGCGTTAGAAAAATCTGGATTTATTAGCACTTCTGATAAAGATGTTCAATATTACTCTGAAATAGAATTTATAGAAAGTTCATATAATAATGATTATATTGTAATTGGAACAGGAACTACTACGTTTGATATTTCATTAAAATTATTCCCTGAAAAAATATCATATACTCAATCCGAATGTGATTCTCTTATCTATTCTACAACTTCATTAACAGAAAAAGGTGGAATTAATAAAGTTGGTATTGATTATGGTGGATCTGGTTATAAAAAATTACCTAATTTTGTTGGAACATCTTCAACAGAAGGTAAGGGTGGTCATATTATTGCCAAATCAAAATCTATTGGAAATGCAAATCAAATTAGAATTATCAATGAAGGATTTGAATATTCATCTGACAATACACTAAAACCTAACGCATTCATATCACCATTTATCACAATTAAGAATTCAAATACTATTGGTGTTGTTACTGTTAGCAATCCTGGAGGTGGATATTTAGCACCACCTACAATAAACATTGTAGATTCAATAACTAAAGAGAAAATTAATAAAGGATTTCTTTCTCCCAATTTAGTAGGAAATTCTATAAAAAATGTTGATATTTTAGCTAAACCTTATGGATTATCTGATAATCCAATAACCATATTTACTACTAATAATAGTAATGGTGTTAGTATTAAAACCATAATTTCTAATTCGACAGGAATATTTACATGTTTTGTAGAAACACCATCTTTAGGATTTACAACTGCACCGTTTTTAGCAGATGATCAAGTTTTTATTGAAGGTATTACAAAGTATGGTTCATCTGGATCTGGATTTAATTCTGAAGATTATGGATTTTCATTTTTTAAAGTACTTAAGTATGATGATACAGGAATAGATTTTGAAGTTACTATTGATGCATCAGAAGTAACAACAAATACTGGAATAGCGGTTACTAATCAAAATTCATTCGCAACTATTGTAAATAAAGATAAATATCCAAGTTTTACATCAGTATTAGAACATTCTAAATTCATTATAGGTGAGCAATTATTAGTAGATAATACATTTAAAGATTTATATATTACAAGTAGTGAAATTGATTTTATAAAAATATCTGGAGATTATGAATTATCTGTTGGTGATATTGTTACTGGAAATGAATCTGGTGTAATAGCAACGATTGATAGTATTACTTCTAATAACGGTAGATATATTGTAGATTATTCGGTTAAAAAGGATATAGGTTGGTCAAATAATACTGGAAGATTAAATGACGATGCTCAAGTAATTCCAAATAATGATTATTATCAAAATCTTTCATATTCAGTAAAAAGTTCTCTTAGTTATGATGAATTGAGAATTGCTGTAAATAATCTGCTTCATACAAGTGGACTTAAGAATTTTGCTGATACTGGAATTACATCAACTACATCTGTTGGGATTGGAAGCACTGATTTTAGTATTGTTATAAAAGATTATATTGGTGATAGTAGAGTAGATACAATTTATAATTTTGATCTTGCAAATAGTTTGAATGAAAATAATTCTTCCAAATTTATAGCATTACAAAATAAGAAATTATCAAATTATACTCTTGCAAAGAGTAATGAAGTTTTTGTTATTGACAATATAAACAGACAATTTTCCAATTTAAATGAAAATTCAAGGGAATATTTGGATATTTTTGAGACTAATACACTTAACTACCAAAATTTATTACTTAGAGTTACTAATAAAACAGGTACTAAAGTACAATTAACTGATTTAGTATTATTATACAATGATGGTAATGAATATCTCCTAGATAAAGGTCAAATTGTTTCTGGAATTACTACCTCTTATGGTAGTGAGGATTTTATAGGATCTTTTGAATTATTTGAAGATTCATTTACACAAGAACAATTTTTTAGATTTGTACCTTTAATAGATTCATCCACTACTGATTATGATATAAAGGTTGTTAATAGTGAGTTTTTAGGTGGTTCTGGTATTGGAACCCAATCTGTAGGATTTATTGATTTAACTGGAACAACAGGCATTGGCACAACATCTGTTGGAACATCAGCTATCACTGGTATTGTAACTGCACAATCTGATAAATTTACTTCTTTCTATACAAGAAATCAATTAATTAATGAAACAAAGAATGAAATTAATTTTGTTGAAGTTTATGCTACTCACGATGGAACCAATACATATGTTTCTGAATATCTTATTGATAATTCTAATGTTAATGGGTATTCATCTAGTGGAATAGGTTCCTTTAAAGCAAATATCAGTGGAAGTAATTTTATACTAAATTACCATAACGATACAACAGATCAAATAAATATTAAATCTAATGTAGTTGGATTTGGTACAACATCTGTTGGAACAGGTACTTATAGATTTTTAACTGATTTTCAACCTTCAGGAACTGAAAGATCGGCAATTTATCAATCCAATTATTCAAAATCAATTGGTATATCTACCATATTTACGATAGATAGAAATTTATTCAATAGTGTTAAATCAATAATTGAAGTTAGTGTTGGATCTACAAAAGCATTACATCAAGTATTAACCGTACAAGATACAGGTAGTGTTTATACCAACTCACTACCGTTTCTTTCTGTTAATGGAACAATACCAAATACATCTATAGAAGAATATGATAATATTCTCGGAATAGGTACTTTCGGATCTAATTTTGATTCTAATGATTTTACATTAAAATTCTATCCAGATCCAACATTTAATTCTGATTATATTCAAGTATCCGCATTAAATTTATGTATTTACAATAAAGTAGATATTGTTAATGAACCAAATGATTTGATATATGGTAGAACTAAAGAATCTGTTGGTAATTACTTTTATAATGCACCTAGTGGAGACCGTATCAATAGAACTAATTTTAATTTAACTACAAATAATATTCCGCTATTTGCAAAATCTTTTAATCCTATTGATACAAATGTTATTGCTACTAATGGTAATACATTTAATATTACAGATCATTTCTTTAGAACAAATGAAGAATTAATTTATACGCCTAAATCTACTTTTGTTGGTGTGGGATCTACTCCAATGGAATATCAAGGTGTTACTGGTGGAATAGATCAATTACCAACAAATGTTTTTGCTATAAGAAATAATAAAGATTCATTCCAAATTTCAACTACTAGTGGTGGTGGTGCTGTTACTTTTGTTGGTGTTGGAACAGGAAATGCACATGAATTTGCAATGGCTAAAAGTAATACAAAAAGTATTATTGCTATTGATAATGTGATTCAATCTCCATTAGCATTTTCTTTAGTTACTCATACCTTAAAAGATAATTTTGAAGATAATGGTTCTTTTCTTGGTGTTAGTACTTCAAGAACAATATTTGCGTTAAGTGGAATATCATCTATTCAACCTAAAGATATTTTGAAAATTGACGATGAATATATGAAGGTTATTAGTGTGGGTATTGGTACTACTACTATAGGACCAATTACTCCAGGAATTGGATTAACATCATTAGTTGAAGTTGAACGTAGTTTTGTTGGAACATCTGCAACAAATCATACAAATAATACTAATGTCCAAATTCATAGAGGTTCATTCAATATTGTTGGTAATGAAATTAATTTTACAGAGGCTCCTAGAGGAAATACAACAAATTTAACAAATAGAAATAATTTAGAATATCCTAGATCAGATTTTAATGGTAGAGTCTATTTTAGAGAAAATTATACAACTAATCAAATATATGATAACATTTCCGAACAATTTACTGGTATTGGTCAAACATTTAATTTAACTGTTGGTGGAGCAAGTACGTCTGGTGTTGGTGAAACTGGTGGTAATGGATTAGTATTGATAGATGGTATTTTCCAACGTCCAACTGCAGAAAATAATCCTTCCAATAATTATCAAATGATAGATGATACTATTGCTGGTGTAAGTAGTATTTCATTTACTGGTATTAGAAGATCATACCCTT